ACTACGGAATAGAACGTCCGTTCGATTTTTCTTGACAAGATACAATATCTAGTGGTACAATATCCATCAAGACACAATATCTTGTGGTTTTGGAGTTTTTATGGGCAGGAAAAAGATAGAAACAATTAAGGCTCGGGTTCAGGTCATTGATGCGAAGGTTGGGGCGTCAGTGGCGGTTGACCGGATAAGGGGCAGGGAGCATGGAAGGATCAGGCAGCGTATTCTTGTGAGGGATGGCGCTCAGTGTCGGAAGTGCGGGTGTGGTCTGGATTTGGAAATTGACCACGTAATCCCTTTGAGCAGGGGTGGCCAGGAGGCGGATTGCAACAGGCAAATCCTCTGTGTTGACTGCCATCGTGTGAAATCTGAACAGGAGGAACAGGAACGTGACTACTAAAAAGGGAAACAAACTCGAAATCATCTACATCCCAGCCGATAAACTCATAAAATTACATAATAATCCACGCGTCGATAAAGACCCAAGGGGTATTGAGCGGCTTACTACGCTAATCAAGGAACATGGTTTCCAGAATCCCTTAAATGTCTATAAGTCTGGCGGAAAATACGAAATTTTAGCTGGAAATCACCGTTTTGACGCCGGGGTGTTGCTTGGGATGAAGGAGTTCCCATGTATCGTTTATGAGGGGGACCGGAAGCAGGCGTTGGCAAGAGCAATTAGTGACAACAAGTCGAATGAATGGACGGATTGGGATGTTCCCATTCTCAAAGACTTGCTGATTGAATTGGACGATGGTTCGATTGACATGCACATCACGGGCTTCAACTCCCACGAGTTAGAGTTGATGATGACGGCGATTAAACCGGACGAACAGGAAGTTGGAGACCATGAACCGGAAAAGCCAAACATCATTATATGCCCGGAATGTGGGCATAAATTTTCAGTCTTAAAGGAGAAAAAAGATGCCTAAAGGCGGTTATCGCCCTGGAGCCGGACGCCCCAAGGGTGCCAAGGATTCAAAGCCGAGAAAAGGCACTCCGGCGCAAGTGGAGGCCGAGCAAATCCGGCAGATGTTATTGCTGGGTACGAAAGCCAAGGCCAAGTTTTATCAGGAGTTTCTTATTCGTGTCAGCAAGGGCGATAAATTATCCCTGGCCGAGAAAAAGTTAATGGATCAGCTTTCGGTGGAGCTGGCGAAGGAATTGGATGACGGCAGTGCGGAAAGCGGCGAAACAGAGAAATTAGACCCACTTACCTATATGCTCCGCGTGATGAATGACCCAAAAGAAGACCCGGCTGTGAGGAGGCAGATGGCAATAGCCGCCGCGCCATACTGTCATCCTCGCAAGGGTGAGTCTGGGGCCGGCAAGAAAGACGAGCAGAAAAGGAAGGCCGAAGCTGCCGGGAAGGGGCGTTTTGCCCCGTCAAAACCGCCTATATCGCTGGTGAAATAAATGGAGTGGTCAACACAGTGCTTGGATTGGGAAAGAAGAATCATCGCTGGCGAAAGCCTTACTCCCCCACCGTTATTTCCTGAAGAGGCTAATGCTGGCCTTGCCGTCTTTAAGGCATTACGCCTCGTTGATGTCCTTGGAAGGCCGACTTTGGCAGAAGCAGGCCGTCCGTGGATATTCGATTTCGTGAGTTCCGTTTTTGGTTCCTATGACGCCGAATCAGGCAGGCGACTGATCTCGGAGTTTTTCCTATCAGTGGCAAAGAAGAACTCGAAAAGCTGCCTCGCAGCAGCCCTGATGATGGTCAGCTTGATTAGAAATTGGCGCGAGTCTGCCGAGTTTCTTATCCTTAGCCCCACCGTAGAGATCGCCTCGAACAGTTTCAATCCCGCCCGCGACATGGTGAAGGCAGATGAGGAATTGAGCGATCTTCTGCACGTTCAAGATCATATTCGACAGATAACCCACAGGGGCACGGGGGCGACACTGAAGGTTGTTGCTGCCGATTCAGAGACGGTCGGGGGAAAACGTGCAACGGGAATCCTGATAGATGAGGCTTGGTTGTTCGGTAAGCGCAACAATGCAGAGAACATGCTCCGTGAGGCATGTGGCGGCCTTGCCTCGCGTCCTGAAGGATTTGTTACCTGGCTGACCACTCAATCCGACGAAGCTCCTGCGGGCATCTTCAAGCAGAAACTTGACTATGCCCGTGGCGTCCGGGATGGCAAGATTAACGACAACAGCTTTCTTCCTGTTTTATACGAGTTTCCTGATTCTTTCCTCAAAGATAAGAAATACCTCGACAAGCAATACTGGTACTTGACCAATCCGAATCTCGGGGCGTCGGTTGATGTGAAGTTCCTTGAGCGGGAATTTAGCAAAGCGGAATCTGCCGGTCACGAGTCCATGCAGGGATTCCTTGCAAAGCACCTGAATGTAGAGATGGGAATGTCCCTCAAGTCTCAGCGGTGGGCTGGGGCTGACTTCTGGGAGGGTGCGGCGGGTGAGGCAACCCTTGATAGCATCCTTGAAAAATCAGACGTTATCGAAATCGGCATTGACGGGGGCGGTCTTGACGACCTATTGGGGCTGGCCGTGATAGGTAGAGAAGCCAGCACAGGCTTATGGCTTTTGTGGACACGCGCATGGGCACATAAAATCGCTTTAGAGCGCAGAAAATCAGAAGCTCCAAAATATCACGACTTTGCCAAAGACGGAGATCTGATCATCGTTGACGAAATCGGCCAGGATGTAAAGCAGTTGGGGGATATTGTCAGAAAGTGCGATTCCGCAGGATTACTTGACCGGATAGGCGTTGACCAGGCGGGGATAGGGGCAATCGTTGACGAACTGGAGTCCGGTGATGAAAAAGGCGTTGGAGCGATAGACCATGATCGAATTGTGGGCATCCCGCAGGGCTGGAGGTTAAACGGGGCCATCAAGACCACCGAGCGCAAAATTGCTGAAAAGACATTGATTCACGGTGGACAGGCGCTAATGAACTGGTGCGTCGGAAATGCAAGGGTTGAGCCGAGGGGAAACGCAATCTCCATTACCAAGCAGGCCAGCGGGACGGGCAAGATTGACCCGCTGATGGCGACGTTCAACGCTGTTTCCCTTATGGCATTAAACCCACAGGCAAAGAACCAGCGATCCGTTGACGAGGGGCTATCTGTCGAAGAAATGCTAAAAAGAATGAGTTTGTGAAAGGAGATTATGGCGTACCTTCATATCGAAAATCTTTATAAGGCGCGGGACATTATGCTTTTCAGGGAGTGCTACGCGATGGAAAAAATCCACGGAACCTCCGCCAAACAAAATACAAGATGTTTACAAGAGTCACGGGAATACCTGTTTATTACTGCCACGGTCTTAAACAGATAGAAAGCACCGTCGGGAAAGTGAAGGTGTGCTTATGAGACTACCTGACGAATTATGCTTATATTGCCGCCGCAAATCGTTTACCCATAAAGGGCAAAAGATACATTGCTCTGGCGACTGCTTGCTTCTTGATATTGTCGGCAAGAATATTCCATTGAGAGAAAAGTTATTACCAGGACTGCGTACCGATGAAGATAGGGACTATAAGGTTGTCTTAAATGAATACGCTTCCGACCATGAAGCCAGAACGGAGCTATTGCCCCAAATAAAAGATAAGCGAAAAAGAGCAATCGCCGCAATGTTATTAGCAGGATTGCATAAAACAGATATTGCCGGCTTACTTTCAATGTCCATAAAGCAAATAGGAAGAATATCAAGTAATAACAACAATATATATGATGAATGAGACTCTAAAATGTCCATTTTAGGCATATATATAGAAGTGAGAGTGAACAGACTAAAAAACTTTTAGTCCAATCTCAGACGATGGCCGCGATTGAATTAGCGGGGGAATCTTGAAGTAGGGGCGGGGCTTCATTGCAAAAACTTGGATGGTTAGTGAAGAAAATCTTTGAGCCATTTAAAGCGATAACCCTTCGGGACGTTCTGCTCGTTGCTGGTCTGGGCCTTTTTTGGTTCGGGCTTTTCCAGTTTCTTCCGTGGGTTTCTTTTACCGTTACGGGTGCAATCATATTCACGTTGGCTTTTCTTTTTGGTGAGAAATAGTGGGGATATTCTCGCAGTTCAGACCGAAGGCAATCAATACCGAGATGGAGCGGTTGATCCGTGAAAGTTTCGGCGGCGGTTATACTTCGAGTGGTTTGGCTGTTAATTCAGACACGGCGATGCGGCAGATGACCGTCAATAATTGCGTCCGTGTTCTTTTTAACTGTGTGTCTCAAATGCCTTGTCATCTTATGGAAGAAGTTGACGGCGTTAAAAATAAAGCGAAAAACCACCCGCTTTACAAAGTAATCAGCAAGCGGCCTAATCCTTGGATGACCGCACCGCAAATGTGGGGGTTGGCGATTGTCCATGTATCACTCAGGGGGAATTTTTATGCGCTAAAAGTAAGAGTAAGGGATGAAGTCAGAGAGCTTCTGCCAATCCACCCCGATAGCGTTTCTGGGATAGTACGAAATAAAGATTGGTCTCTTACCTACAAAATCACCAATGCCTCTGGTGATATTAAAGAATATTCGCAGGATGAGATTTTTCATATTCGCGGATTGTCGCTTGATGGGTTCACCGGGCTTAATCCAATTCAATACGCAAGGGAGTGTATCGGGTTGGGCCTCGCCGGAGAAAAATTCCTGTCCAGTTACTTTGGAAAGGGTCTGCATCCGGGGGCGATATTGACTCATCCGCTTGCGCTGAACCCCGTTACTCATGCCAACAAACTCGAAGCACTGAAAATAAAATACGCCGGTTTGAACAATGCTCAGGACGTGATGCTTGTGGATGAGGGAATGAAGATTGACTTTCCCACCATCAAGCTCGTTGACCAGCAATTTTTAGAACAAATGAAAATGACGGAATCTCAAATCTGCGGGATGTATGGTGTGCCGCTGATGCTTGTTCAGGCGGGAGACAACCCGGAGACGTATGCCAGCGCAAGCGAATTTAAGCGGACTTTTGTTGACATGACGCTGGCTCCGATTGCGGTCAACTTCGAGACAACCATTGACCGTGACTGTCTTACCGAAGCGGATCAAGACAGGTACTACACCAAATTTAATCTTAATTCGTTGCTGCGTGGAAACATCACGGAGCGTTACGCTGCATATCAGATTGGAATAAGCAGCAGGATATTAAACGCAAACGAATGCAGATCGCTCGAAGATTTGAACCCGTATCAAGGTGGAGATGCTTACGAAAATCCCAATACAATATCTTCAGGCATAGACAAGAAAGGTGGTGGCACTAAGGGAGGCAAAAATGAACCTGAACTATAGGAATGAAAGGAATGCAAAGGTTATCGCGGCTATTTACAATAAGCCTTTAGATAAATCCGATTGGTACAAAATAGAGGACGTGGCCGATGATGAAGCCGATGTCCTGCTTTATGATTATATCGGCTGGCCGTTCAATGATGAGCGCGAGTTCGTCCAAATGCTTGCCGGATTAAAGCAGAGCAAGATTGTTATTCGCATAAATTCTCCAGGTGGTGACGTTTTTAGTGCAAATGCGATCTACAATGCGATTAAAGCACATCCGTCTAAGCCAATTACCCGTATTGAGTCACTTGCCGCTTCTGCCGCTTCTTATATCGCTATGGCCGGTTCACAGAAGCAAGCATACAAAAACACGATGTTGATGATTCACGAGCCGATGACGGTCATGTGGGGAAATCAATACGAACTAAGAGAAACAGCCGACATCCTT